GGAAAGCCTCCCGAGGGGACTCTACGTCTAGAGACCAGTCTTTGCCATACTTTTCTGCTAACTCCCCATATAATTTAACTGATTTTAACATAATAATTCGTGCCTTAAATGATGCGTGGTATGCTTTCTCCAATACCCTCCGTAAAGTTCCCTATTGGATAGTCTACCGTATACGTGATGTAGTATTTTATCGTCTCCGATGAAAACTGCGGCATGGTTTGGCACAGGTGAAACTAATTTTATTAAAAATACATCATATTTTCTTACATCAGTTTCATCAAGTATACGTACAAAACCCTGATTCTCGTAGTTCTCTAAGTATCTATTCTCTCCTTTATCCCACCAGCCATCTTGACCACTGTCACAATCGAATTCGATATTTAATTCTTTTTTGAAATAATCTCTCATTAAGGTACAACAATCTAAGGTACCATAACTGAACGTTCTACCTACTAAAGGGGCTTCATACCCTTCGGGCTCCCAGCTGTATAACATGTTACCTGGCCAACTTAAAATGTGCCAAGGTTTATTAGTAGTTTCACAGGTTACTCTATCCGCCTCAGAGGGGTTGCATCCCTCGTTAGGGTGAGAGTGGCAGATACCTAGTATGGTACCCATGTCTTCTGCTTCTGCATAACTAACGGGGTCAATAATAAAGTACTTGTCGGCTAATTCGGCTATATTATTAGCAGGGAAGTACCTCTCTTTTTTACCCACCCCAACGATGAAGCCACAAGCCTCTTTAGGGTACTCAGCTTCAGTATGTTTTCTAAAATCTTCTAAGGTTCTTTCAATCATCCCATGTTAATTCCCGCTCCTGGGAATCCTCCGAAAGGGCTTTCTACCGATTCAGGGAACCTCAACTCGCAAGAGTTAAAAGTCTTCGAGCATACATCAGCAGAAGAAGAGCCTACAGTGTTATTATTTATATCCCAGAATTGGTCAGGTATCGTAGTAACTCCCCCTCCTACCATAAAAATCTGAGGAGGGTGAGTATCATCCCAAGTTCCGCCTGCTGACACACAAGTCGCCGATGTTGTGTAAGAAGTGTCCGAGCATTTACCGTACCCAGAACCTCCAGAAGTAATCGTTATAGTGCTGACGGATCCGCTAGCTATTGTAGCTGTAGCAGTAGCTCCAGAACCTACAGCATCCGAGTCTGTAAGAATGTTTACAGTAGGAGCTACTGTATAGTTTGTGCCGGCGCTGTCTATACTTACAGAGGTTAGTACTCCCGCTACTACAGTGGTGGTCCCTTCGAAATTGCCTGCTTTTAAAATAATATCTCCAGAGTATCCACACTCTACACCCTTATATCTCCATGCACAAGAGTTAGCGGTTACAGTACGTGCCGGAAGTTTCACTCCCTGAATGTCATGTGCCGCAGTTAGCTCAAACTGAATATGAGTACGAGTCTCAACGGCCTTCCTATCTATGTACCAGATCTCATCAGAGAAGTGTGCAGTATCATCGGCCGAGGCTGATGCATACCATATGCCTGGCCCCGTTGCAGCTTCACAAGTAGCTGGGTTATATACTGTCCAAGTACCCGGTATGTTGCCTGTAATAGTGTAAGACTCCCCACTAACTAGTATATCAGTATCTAATGTTAATTCAGTAGGGCTAACAACTCCTAATACTAGAGCTGTATTAGAAGTTGAATCCGTTACAGTCCCACCTATATACCCTGTAGTGAAGCTCTGTGAGCTATCTATCAATTTATTAGTAGCAACACCTGTAGTAACTCCCGGAACTACAGCACCCCCATTTTTAGTTGGATCTAAGCAATCAGACTTACTAAGGCTAGGGTCTCCACCGCTTTCTAAAGTACATACTCCTGCGACAGGGTACCCATCTGTGTAGCAGTATGAATCTAAGTACTTAGCAAAAGTTTTCTTCCTAGTTACTTTTGATCCTACTAAGTCGTCATAGCTATTAATAACTTGCGTGAGCATAGATGTAATGTTAGCAACAGTTAAAGTAGGTCTAGGAATTGCTCCCTTTCCAGAAAACTCAAAACCGTCTGCTTCAATAGGAAAGGCGGCATACCTGTTACCCTGCCACACAATTTCTTGCATATTTTCATTTATACCAGAGTGCCATCTAAAGACAGGTTCTGTGGAGGAGGCTGAACCTGTAGACAGATCAAGCTCAAATAGCTCAATAACTGCTCCAGGTTCAAATCCGTGTATATCTTGGGTAATTTTATCACTCATAATTAAGGCTCAAATACTTTAGTAAAGGTTGCTGAAACAGTTCTAATACCGCTGAGAACTTCCTGGGAACTCCATTTATCACATTTGTACTTCTTGTACGGGTATATTGTATACGTTTCTGCTTCTAACATAATGTCTATAGATAGAGACAATTTTGTGGCACTATCTACTGCAGTTACTATCGCCGTATTTCCTAGTGAGTCTGTAACTGTAGTATTTAAGTATCTAGCAGTAAAATACTGACTAGTATCTATCAACTTTTTAGTGTCAGCGCTGGTAGCCGTGCTAGATATGTCATACCCCGTAGGGTACCAATCAAAAGGAGTTACTCCTCCGTGTTCCTCTAAGAATTTGATTATCTTGTTAGACTCTGCCGAAGTTCTGTTCTTCCACGTTAGTTCCCATACTTCGGGAACATTATTAATACCTGCAGCTACTCGCTGCTCATATCCATCTCCGTAAGTAGCTGTAAGAACTCTGGGTTTACTAGAGGTTTTTAGTCCTCTGTCTGGGCTTACATTTACGTCTAAGTTAAAATTTTCCATTATTAGTAACTACTAAGTAGTCCTCCAGGTCGTTGTTGTTGCATTAACTCTTGCTGTACTGCTTGAGATACCATGTATCCTAATTGCTTAGCTTGATCTCCGTCCATACCACTTTGAGTATCGGACTTAGCGTTTCCATTGCTATCTACTGTAACATTAACAGTAACGTTGTTGTCTCCACTATTTCCGCCTGCCCCAATTACTGGAATAGACTTGCCATCAGGTAGTGGAACTACCGCTTCGTTGTACTTACCTTCGCCAACTAGTCCTAGCGTAGGTTGTTTAACTGTACCGCCGTTTGCAAATGCTCTGAAACCCCCCTTAGCTACACCACCATTAGCGAACCCAAAAAAACTATTTATTGCACCGCTCATAAGATTAGTACCTACCGTAGATAAGGAATTAGTAATAAGTGCTTTAGCATTTAAGTTATCATTCTGTATCTGGGAGTTTAAGTTAGCTGCCATACTAGCTCTAAGGTCTGTACTTAGTTTATTTGTAGTAGCGTCTCCTGTAATACTAGTAGTAGGGATAGGCACTCCCGAAGCTCCAATAGCCTCTGACTTAATATCTGCAGAGTTGACAACTTCCACTTTAGTAGACCCCTCTTTTCCGTTCGAAGCATCTATAGCTGCAGTTAGCGCTGCGTTCTGTAGTTCTAATGTTGGAGTACGTAGAACAATACTCTCTAGCTTCTGACCAATAAGGCTATTAGCGTCTACGGAGTATGGATCCGCATATTCGAAGGTCTGCGGGACTTTCATTTTATCCACAGCACCTGTAGGGTCTGTTAACCCTAGGGCTTCGTTGACCTTCTCACCTATTCTCAACCCCATGTTCCAGAACATTTCTAAAACGTTTCCATCGTTTAATTCTGAAGCAGTTGGTCCGTAGTTCCCTAAAGGTAGATTAGGATCTGTTGGCGGTGTGTATGGTTTGGCCATAGGGTCTACAGTTAGAGGACTGGGCCATATCCCTGTAATTGCCCCGCTAAGTCTTTCTAATATAGGGAGTAACTTAAAACTGGCAGCACTATTAGTAGGTATTCCAGGCCCCGTAAACGGTAACTTCTGCTGTACACCGCTTAAAGGTTTAATGTCTTTAAATGCGTCTTTTGTCTTCCAGTTCTGCGCGTCTTGCACGGACTCAGGGTGTTGGAAGTATTTTAATTGTTTGTTATAACGTAAACTATCTACTGTAGACCTATGTACGGGCTTAACATTAAACTGATTAGCATTAAAGTCTTTTTTGAGCTTTGCGATTTCTGACTTAAGTTTCTGCTCCTTTTCTAGGTTTTCTATGTACCTTGTCATGTTCTCGGGAGTGATTGCATCAGTAGCGTGATTTATGAACTTTCCAGCCTCTGCAGTACTGTTGTTTATAAAATACTCCTCGCTCATACGG